CTTATGTATCATTTATTACAGGAACAGCATTTGATTCAGCGTCAACAATTACACTCATTAGAAATAATTCTGTTGACTCTGCTCACACATTATTACTCATTGATAGTGCATATATTCAATTAAGACAAGTAACATCTACATTTGATTCGAATGAAGTAACAGATATTGTAGATAGTAATTATGTCAAAGCATTTGCTGACAGTGCATATGTCAAAGGATTTATTGATTCAAGTCATGTGCATTCAGTAGTCAATATTCTTGATTCTGCCGCTGTACTATCAATTGCAGATTCATCACAGCTCGATTCAGCTGATATTATACAAATGATTGACTCATCATATACTCAAACAAGAGTGGATGTAGTTAATCTCAGAAACTATACAGTAGCTACAGCTCCTAGCACTCCTCCTCATGGTACTTTGATATTCTGTACCAACGGAAACTCTGGTGCACAATGCCTTGCTGTTTATGATAGTAATGGTGATAGTGCAGCCGGCCCGGGATATTTTAGACGTATTGCACTTGGTGCAGAGATTAGTACATAAGGATTAGAAAATGCCAGCAGTTATTACAGATGCCCTTAAACGACAAATTGCAGCAGACTTTTTTGACCAATTTACGAGTGATTCAAAAAAGTACTATATTGGTGTAGGTAGATCCGAACAGTGGGATTCATCGGATACAGTACCAACTCCAGTTAATACACCAACAGAGATTAGTGCTTTCAGAGATGGACTACAATCAGTGAAGAAAGTAACTGGCACTTCACTTGTTGTTCCTCGTAATAACTGGTCTTCTGGTAGAATTTACTCACAATATGATGATCAGCAAGGTGGTTATCCTACTAATCCATACTATGTCATGACAGATAACAACCAAGTTTATGTCTGTCTTGAAACGGGTCGTAATATTCTTGGTGTTGCACAGCCATCTACAATTGAACCTACCGGATCGAATAATGATTCATTCAGAACATCAGATGGTTATGTCTGGAAATTCTTGTTTACTGTGTCTGCAGAACGTGGCAATGACTTTATGTCTTCTAATTTTATGCCGGTTCAGAAACAAGGTGCAACCGATTCTAATTCTACTGGTATTCAATTAAAGCAAAAAGAAGTACAAGATAGTGCTGTACCCGGTCAAGTTCTTTCATGTATTATTACTGATGGAGGCACAGGATATAGCTCCAATCCTACAGTAACTATTACAGGAACTGGTACCGGTGCTTTAGTTGATGCGGCGATTGACTCGTCAACTGGACAACTAGTAAGACTTCGTATGCGAGATTCTGGCACAACACAGCTATTAGGATCTGGTTATACTAGTGCGAATGTTGTAATTAGTGGAGGTGGTCCTACAACTACCGCTAGTGCTCGAGCAATTCTTGGTCCTGATTCTGGTATAGGTAGAGATTCAAGAGAAGATCTTAAATCGACTTCAATTATGTTCCACACACCATTGCTCGGTACAGACAGTGATTTTGTTATCAATCAAGATTTTAGACAAGTAGGATTGATAAGAGATCCTTTGAAAAGTGACGGAGCAGCTTTTACTGACACTACGGGTACCGCGCTTGTAAGTATGACACTTTCTTCAATTGTAACATCTTTTACAACAGACAAAACAATTGAAGGCCAGACATCTCAGGCAAAAGCATTAATAGATAATATTGATTCGAATAGAATGTTTTATCATCAAACAAGTGCAACAGGCTTTGGTACATTCGTAACCGGCGAAACAGTGCAGGAAGTTGATGGTGCAGGTCAAGGTGTGGTTGATTCAGCGGCCACGGCTCCGGAAGTTGATCCGGAAAGTGGTGCAATCTTATTCATTGATAATAGGTCTCCTGTGTCAAGAACCGCTGCACAGAATGAAGACATTAAAGTTATTATCCAATTCTAAAGGTATAAAAAATGGCAATCACCCTCAGTAGTACTATATTCCCAGCTAAGTTTAAAGATGACTATGCCGATAGTGATGGATATTATCGCATTCTATTCAATAGTGGTAGATCACTGCAAGCTCGTGAACTTACACAGATGCAAACGATTCTACAAAAACAGATTGAAAGATTAGGTTCACATACATTCAAAGAAGGTGCAGTTGTAAAACCTGGTGAGC